GGATAGGTTGGTGTCAAACGAGGTGGCCGGGTCCGGGATGTCATAGAACCCATCCTTACCCGCTCTCTTGAGCTTGTCAGGGATTGGCAGGAACACACCCGCCCGCAAGCAGATGCCAAACAACCGGGTGGACAACATGGGTGCCAAGTCCGACTCAAAGCGAGCGTTGACCCCCACAAACAGAAGTTCTGATTGGTCACGGATTGCCCGGACCTCTTCTGCCGTCATTTCCTTCTCAACCCGAGCAAGGTCCGCCCAGAGTCCGTGGTAGAAGAGTTTCCTGATTTGGTCCTGCTTGTCCTTGATGCGGTCCTTGCCAAGCTGGTAGTTGCCCCCGGTCAGCCACTCACGGACCCCGCCGCCTGCCGTAGCAAGGGCACCAGCACGAGTGAGCGTCTTCTGTCCGGGGCGCATGTCAATCTCACCCACCATACCTGCTTCTGCGATGATGCGAGGGTTGATTTGAAGATCAAGCAGGATGTCAAGTTGTGCTTCAAGGTAGTTGGCTTGGGCAGCGGCAGGCATTGCCTTACGTGCTGGGGACACACCCCACTTGCTGCCATCGGCACCAGACTGGAACCGGGACACCATGCCAATGAACTCGTGCTGCCCAGTCTCCTCAATCACGTTCTCATCCTGCACACAGATGTAGAACTCAGCATAGGCCATGTTGGTGTTGTCCATCTTGGCCGGGTCACGCTCAGTGCGCTTGCGGCACACATGGTAAATCGTGAACTTCTCAGAGTATTTTTTCTTCGGGTCACCGAGTGCAGCTTGCACTTTGGGGCCAAACTTCCCTTCAGGAAATTCCTTCTCCAGTTGGAATGCATTTGCCTCAAACCTGCGCCGGATGGTGTCTGCCCGCCCGTCAAGATCCTCTTCAAAAGTGTAGGTGCCAACGGGAGTGTGCTTGAACCGGAATGGGGCGTATTTGTTGCCCGTCTCATAGCAGAGAAGTCCACCCGTGCCCACCGATGCACGTTCAATGTTTACCTCACCCATGCGGATGGCAAAGTTAGACTGGTTCACCAACCTCATGGCCCGGTGTGAACAGTCCGCATACCACTCAATGACCTCCTCATCATTCTCAAACTCAATCGGCGGACTCCATTGCATCCATTGCTCACCTGCGGGGGTGAGTTGTGCGGTCATCATGTTAGAAAGTCCTTCAGCGGACTCAATGATGGTCGTGTCATGGATGCGGTCATAGTCCTGAATCGGGGTGCCGCCATGCTGCCGGGTGATGTAGGCATCACGGGGCACGGTCACCTCTTTGATGGACTGCCACCATGAGTCCATTGGCAAACGCTCTTGCTCTGCCATCTGGCAAAGCTCAAGTTCCTGTTTAACGTCAAGAGGCATGATTATCCAACTGTTTGAGCTTCCCCGCCTGTTGGTGTTGCAGTTTGGAACTGCGCATAAAATCCACCTCTGCGCCTGCGCTCAAGTTCGGACTTCTTTCGTGCAAGGTCATCAATCCCGGATGAGATGGTTGATGGATCAGGTGCAGCGGGTGGCGCTGGTGCTTTTGGTTTGGCGAAGGACACGGCTTTTAATGGTTTGAAAATCGTAAATCTTCCCGTCCCCCTGCCCGTCCCGCTGCCAAATAACCTTTGGCAAGTTCAGGGTGTCGAGTTCAAAGAATCTGCGGATGTCTCCGCTTGCGTAGAGGATATGCCACGCATCCGGTGCTTCTGTCAACCCCTGAAATTCCTCGTGCCGGGGGTGCGTTGGGGAGATGTCCGCAAGTTCGTTGAGCATGTCCACCGGGATGCTCGACACCACCGGACGCGCAACCATGCACATGTCCGGTCCTGCATGGAACACCCCACCGTTGCAGCTACACGCCTCGATGTATGCCCACACCCAGTCTGGTGCCCCTACCCCGTCACAGTAGTCAAGGTAGTCCTGTAGCGGGTAACGCTTCACCTGTGCCCCCTCCACTTGTGTGCCCCGGCAAGGTGGCTCTTGGTGTTGAGTCCACTGCCTCCCATGTCATCATCCGGCAGCGCACGGCTGGCAGCACGGCTGATTAGCCCCCGCTGCCATGCCTCACAGAATGTCCTCAGAACGTCTGCCCCATGGCAGTAGTCATCATGGACAGGCTCCATGCTCACCATGGCCCCACTCTTGTCCTCTGCTTGGTGGTAGTTGCTCAAGCTCTCCATGAGTGACGGAAACTCTTTGCTGCCCCGCCTGAAAGTCTTCTCCATGGCAGCACGATCAAAGAACAAATATGGGAAGGTGTCTCGCACGTAGTTGATGCCCGTCCACACTCGCGGCACCTTGCTAACACATTGCACCGAGTGAAAACCCATCTCATGAAATGCCTGCGCAAGTGTGTTGCCTGTCTCCATGGAGATGCGCCCACCGTCATGCGGCAGGATCAAGCGAACGTCCACCACCTTATGGTCATGCATCCACGTTTTGATCTTGTCCCCATAGTGCTTGAGCAGTTCCCGGTGAGTCACGTAATACCCAACCACTCGCACCTCTTTGCCCACCACCTGAATGAACGCCATGGGCATGGCATCGTTGCGCCCGATGTCAAACGCCACGAACACCGGGAGGCCCGGCTCAACCGGGATGGTGGTGATTCTGCGCTCAGCCATGCACCGGGCAAGTTCATCCTCATAGATCACCCCGTCCATGGGTGACATGAAGCACTCCTCAAGCGTTGAAGGATACTCCCCAAATCGGTTGTTGTTCAATGGCCATGCCTCCTCCTGATACCAGCGCATCTGCCCCACTGTGCATTCAATCCCCTTCTCGTGCTTCAGTTTCTCAAAGTAGTCTAACACCTCAGACCGGATGGGTGAGTTTGTCTGGTCCACACAATACACCGGGTCTGTGTGCCATGGGAAGAACATCACCCGCCAAGACCTCGCATGCTTGTCTTCCTCCGCTGTTGCCAATGCCTCCTTGGTGTATTCCCACAAATGCCCCCGCTTGCCACCCTTCCAAGTGGTCTCAACCACGATGGTGCCCTTACGTGCCGCCTGCACCGCACCAGTCTGGATCTCCTCGGACCTCTTGGGGTCCTCACACTGAATCCAACCCCACTCCGACACATGCAAAAAGTTACAGTTGCCGCCCCGGTAGGATGTCCCAGCATAGATGGTTGACTGTGCATCCTCACCAACTGCGAAGCTCAACAGGTCATCATTGTTTTTGAAGTAGTTCACATCCTTACGCAAGAACTGTGGGAGCTTGTCCACGCTGATTTTCACGATGTTGGCCAATTTCTTGGATGCCTCCATCTGGTTTCGGTCAACAATACCACCTTCAAAGCCCGGACCTGTTAGGGCACGGTCACCCATCATGACCTCAATGCCAGTGGACATACCCCGCCGCCTTGCCTTGGGGATGATGATGCGCTGAAATCCGTCAAGATAGACCGCACTAAACACCTCCTCTTGCTCTGGGTAGGGTGTGAACGGGATAATCTGCCCGGTCTCTTCGCTCTTGATGTGGTAGAGGTTGCGGAATCGCCACATGGGGTCCGCAAGTAGCCTCAAAACCTCTGCATCCTCTGAATTGCCTGTGGGTCTGGTCATGGTGTGGGGGGCTTTTTAGTTTTTTTGGGCAATTTCTGTCAAATCAAATCAGGATGCGTCCGGCTGGCAGGACATGGGTGTGGAATTTGGGGATTTTGATGAAAAACTGGGTATCTGATTTCATGTGAATATCCTGACATGAGTTTGTGGAGGTGTTTTGGTTGTGAGTTGGTGTGGCTTGGTGGGGTGGGGGTGAATGTCCCGATGATCGTCACGACCTGCGGTCCCGGATTTGCGGCACCTCCCTTTCTGAAACCATCAGATTCTCAGTTTTTGATGAGAAAAATCCCCTAGAATCCCCACCCCCAGCATCAGAAGCAATCATCCACGGTTACACCCTCTATCAACTCATCAAGTGCATCGAATGGACTGGGCACCTGCACATGGTGCCGGGTAGCCACCTCCACAGCATCCGGTGGCAGGGCAGGCACACCAGTGCCCGGCATGACCTGCCCACGAGCTTGGGCCATCTCTCGTAGCTGCGCTAATGGCGACACTGAGATTGTCACATTAGAGTCAACCTGTAACTTGTCACCATAACGCTGAGCATCCCATTTGCTGAGTAACCGGAGTGTGGTCTCGATCTCCAGTCTCCGGCACTGCACATCCACCATACTGTCGGACCTTTGCCGTGAGACTTTCAACACACGTTCAGCCATTGCATCATACCCTGAAAGTCTCGCGTGGGCTATTTGTCTCCCGATGGCAATATCCGCATGTCCCCAGCTATACACAGTCGCAGGGTTTGGCATTTCCGGTTTTCTGCAAATCTCAGCAAGGGTTTTCCCCTTTGCTAATTGTGTGCAAACCTCATCCACAGTCTTCTGCATGTCATATTGTGCGATCCCGGCCATATCGCCAATGTGCCCCACCAATCATTCACACGTCAAGGGGTTTTCATGTCAACTAACTGACAGGATGAGGAATGCCCTCGTATAACCCCTTCATTATCAATCACTTAAAATCTGTTAGTGTATTCGAGGGTATTCCATTTTTAGGAATGCCCTTGTATAACACTCTCATTATCAACCACTTATAGAGGCAAAGGGTATTAGGGCAGCATTTTCGAGAAAACCCGTATGCGAGGCACAACTTTCTTATCGTCATTTCTTATAGTATGAATTTTGAGATTTGCTGCCCTAATACCCTTTTTCCGTTAGATTTGCTCTGTAGCCCTACTCCCACAAGGATTCCAGCAAGGGCATTCCTCAGAAAACGAATACCCTAGAATACCCTCGCCTGCCCTTACACCACTGGTTACCATGTCAGAATCTCAACAAATAAAAGAAAAGTGAAAATTTTCACATTAGGCTATTGACAGGGTTTTGTTTATGTATAATAAGGGGTCATGTTTGATCCAACCCACAACACCACGACCATGAAAACCACAGACAAACCAAGACTAGACGTTTATCAAGCGGTCACAGACCGCATCATCGAAGCACTTGAGCAAGGCACCCCCCCTTGGCGCAAGGATTGGACTGCAATCAACTCGGCGCCACGCAACTGGGACGGGCGGGGCTATCGTGGCATCAACTGGCTTTTGTTGGGAATACTACTCTATGCAAATCCTGTATTCGTCACATTCAACAAAGCCAAGGCACTCGGTGGCCAAGTGCGCAAAGGTGAGAAAGGGCACATTGTCACCCTCTGGAAGTTCTTTAAGGGTAAAGACGCCACCACAGGACTGGAGAAGGTGGTTCCAATGTTGAAACATTTCTACGTGTGGAACGTGGCACAGTGTGACGGACTCCCGGACCTACCACAAGTGGAGGCGCGGGAGTTTGAACCGTTAGACATGGCGGAGCAAATTATCAGCGCCATGCCATCTCCACCGCACATTGATGAGTGCGGGAACGGACGCTGCTACTATCAACCAAAAAATGATGCAATCCACATGACAGAGCGTGTGGCGTTCAAATCCTCTGAAGGTTTCTATTCGACACTCTTTCATGAGCTAGGACATGCCACCGGGCACGAGTCCCGCCTAGCACGTAAAACGCTCATGGAGGGTGGTGGGTTTGGTAGTCAAACCTATTCACGCGAGGAGCTTGTGGCAGAACTCACAGCGGCAAACCTTTGCGCGGTGTCCGGCATTTCAAACCCTGAGCTTGAAGTCAACCACGCTGCCTATTGTGCAGGGTGGGCAAAGGTCTTGAAGGAAGACCCCAAGGCCATTGTGTGGGCAGCGGGACAAGCGGCAAAAGCAGCGGATTGCATACTTGGTCGGAAGGATGAACCAATGATGGAGGAAGCCACAGCCTAATGGCTTGCCCGTTGTCACCCGGTCGTGCATCGGGTGGCATAGGGCAGGGCATGAGGTCCGGCATCAACACACTACGATCATGAAAAAAGCAGATAACACAATTGTCCCAGTCGAGTGGGATGGGCAGTCAAGCATCATGCTTGGCAACTTACAGAATGACAAAGTCAAACGCATGGACGGTACACGTTGCACCCCCGAGAAAATCCGGGCCGCAGACCCCGCCCGGCTGGAAGAGTTTGCACTGACTGGAAAATGGGAATTCCCATTCATCACAGAAGCAGAGGATAAAAAATTTGTGGGAGTGATTGACATGACACCCACATGGTCCGGGATTCTCCCGCTTGGGGCAAACTGGAAGCATCAATAAACAACACCCCCACAACATGAAGCCAAACCACGATTTACTAATCGCAGCACGGGCGGCGCTTGCCTACTGTCACCCGGTCCTAGCATCGGGTGACACAGGGCAGGGGACATAAACCGGGCCGGGATTTATGCTCACATAAACCTGCCCTGCGATTTTGTTCTTGCATAACCCCGCTGGATAATACAGATACAAACCATAGCCCACGCTAACCCCATGCCACTAGCACCCCACGACCCTAGCGCCCGATCTAATTACGGGCACTATCACACATTTGTTGTTCAAGCCTACTGCACACAAAGGAAGGTTTGGCAGGACACCATTCACGGCAACGTGTCACGCAGGCTTTGTGAACAAGAGACTGTGCCCGAGGTGCTTACACCACCACACTGGTGTGGCGGCAAGGTTGGACTTGTCCGAGTTGTTCAGCGTCTCAAAAAATCTCAATTCTAACCAAACATAACCATGCCCGACCACAGATACCAGCAAACCACAGACACAGCCCTTTTCATTGGCGGCTCAGCCGATGGGAAAACCATGCGTGACCCTGAGACCCCACACTATAAAAAAGACCTTACCCCACCACTGGGTGTGGGTCTTGATCCAGAGAACCCAACCTGCGAGATTTACGTGCGGGATGTGTTCTATGTGGGGACCAAGATGTGGGTCTTCTACATCCTCCAAGGTCTCAGCAAGCAGGATGCTTTCAACAAGATTTTCTCAGCCTACGGCAACCAGTAACAATAAACACCCCACGACAATGGACCACGAAAAACCAACCCCAGTGCTATTTGAAACGCCACCCTTCAAGGGTGAAGACAAGCCCCAGAAATGGGCAGTAACCCCCGAGGACTATTTCAGCCCATCGGCATACCGTGCAGACATGGTGGCCTTTGAATTGCAGAAGTTCATTGAGAAGATTAACAAGCCTAGTCACTTTCCCACGTTCATGCTCCGGGCAATCACAGCCGAGCATCTTGCAGATGGTCAACTGTCACCTGATTGGAACATGCATAGCGTCCGGGGTTTCAGACCGGGCACACACAATGGCAAGAGTGACAAGCAAGTTGACCCGTTTGTGTTGAGGGGTGCGACCCTTGAGGCATTCAGCTTGGCAACCAATTGCTTTTGGATCAACACCCCGGAAGAGAGCAAGGTCAATATCTTCATCTCAAGCCGGACATCATGCGGACTCACACCTAACCAGTGCAAAGTCATTGAGGAATGCTTCTTTCAATCACTGCTTGAACAGATCACGCCTGAGTTCATCTTTGTGCTTCGCAAGCGCATCGTGGACGATGCCAAGTTGAATTGCATCAAGTGGCTTGATGAGTCATACAAAGTGCTTCAGAAGGTTCAAGACTTACTCTGATGGTTGCCTACTGCCACCCGGTCAAGCTCACCGGGTGGCACAGGGCAGTTACCAGACACACGACAACCACAATGAAGGAACGAATCAGATCCATCCGGGGCACCTACGTGGTGTATTACCCATCCGGCAAGGTGACACATAAGCACTCAGAGATTGAGGAAGCTATTGCCATCATGAAGCGTGAAGGTCTCACGCTGGGAACGTGGAAGGATGTACCAGTGGGCACGGTTGGCAGGTTCTTGCAGTATGACACACTCTGCAAAGTGGCGTTGGCCAAGCACAAGCACAGCGGGTGGACCACCACAGCCAAGCTAACCCCCGAGTTGATTGGATACGAGGGCAAGCGCATCACCATCGTTTACACCCTGCCAAACATCACCGGGGATGACCTCTACACGGACACCTTCTATCTGAAGCGTTCACATGAGTGGGCACCACACTATATGAAGTGCAAAACCCCTGATGCTGAGTGGGGCCACCGGATACCTTGGGGCATCTCAGTAAAATCAATCACCGAAGTGAAGGAGACACCTTATGAATAAGTCATGCATCAACCCAGACTATCACCCGGACACAGCACACCTACCGAGTGAACAGGACATGAAGAGGTGGCGAGGTGGAGAACGTGAAGAGTGTCAGAGAAAACTTGAGGCATTGAAGCGATTCAAAGCGCGTTGGGAAAAGATGCAAACAATCAGAGAACATTATGAACCGTAAACCAAAACTCCTCATCGCCCGCCTTGCCTTTTTTCTCGTATGCTGCACATGGGATTTTCTGATGGGTTGCATTGCCGGGGCAGGCTTTGTCCTGCTTTTCATTTTTATTGACTGGATCACTGATGGCAAAATCGGTATCCCCCTAAACATCAACTTCTAAGACTATGGGTGCCCCTAAGAAAAACACGAACGCCACAAAGCCTGCCGCAGTCAAGCGCATGTATCGCAAGATTTTTGCGGTAAACCTTACTGAGTCAGAACTCAAGGCATTTTTCAAGGCATTTGCCGCGAGCGGTTGCAAGTCCTATTCTGCATTCATGAAACTTAGGATCTTCGGGTGATGGCATAGCATGTCCTTCGGGAATTTTCTTGCCCGCTAAACTGAATTGTTTAAGTTACACACCCACCCATGGAAAAGTCTGACATCCTGAAGCACCTACCTGCAAACCTGCGGGCGGCAGCGGCAAAATTACCACCTGACAAAGCCTATACAGTTCTTGAGTTGCCACCAGAGGGTGCGGGGCACAATGCTGGGCTTGTCAAGGTTGCAGCTATCTGCTTCCGCATGGGGGTCTCCTTTGAGGATACACTTGCCCACCTTGAGCTTATCTACAGTCCTGACCGCATTGACTACCGGACGGCACCCCGCAGAGCTGTAGTGCGTATCTGGGAGCATGACGGGGAGCTACCGGATGACGAGGACCGGGACAACCTGCCGGACGCACAGGAAGAGTTGCTATTGCGCTTCAGGCGGACACCAAGCACAGCCTTGGTTGAGGCATCACCCCACAAAGTCAACATGAAGCCGGGGGTGGTGATCAAAGCACTCTTTGATCCTGATGACATCATCAATATCCAGCACACAGGCATGGAGGTTGGCACACTGGTTAAAGTGTCAGACCTCAAGGTACAATACCCAAGCCACGAGTTGGCAACTTACAAGTTTCTCAACCCCTCCACCTTTAAGAAAGTTGAGGGTGTGCCCAACCCATTGGATGGGGACAAGGTGGCCACCCGGTGCAACGCCAATGTCAAGGACAGACCCTACATGGTGCTTGAGATGGACAGCAAGGATGAGGCACAGGTGGAGAGGTTCAACACGTTCGCTCTTGAGCTTGCCAAATTCGCCCCTCTCGTGCTTGCCGTGGACACGGGCAACAAGTCCGTGCATTTCTGGTTCGACGCAAGGAAGGCCCTGCCAAAGAGCGTTACGGCTATCTTCACGCTTGCTTGCCTTCATGGTGCGGACAAGAGGATGGGCGTGCGGTCCCAAATTGCCCGGATGCCCAACGTATCAGCGGCATCGGAAGGGCGGGGCGCACAGCGGGTCCTCTACTTTGACCCAGACCGGGAGAACACACCCGAGGGTGGCAAGTGGAACCTTGCAGGCTTTGAGGACTTCATTCAGAAAGCCCGGCAACTTGACTATTACTACACCGGGGACAGTGGGAAGTATTTCATGCAGTCAAATTCCGAGGCATGGATTGCACTCAACCGCACAAGCCTCACCAACCAGCTCATCAAGCAGGGCTTCAGGGCGCTCAAGGCGGAAGGTGAGGCACTCAGCCCGGTTGAGTCCATCATCACTGACATTGAGATGGACAAAAGCATTGAGGCAGCGATGAAGGGGGCGAGTGGACGGCATGCAGGTTACTATGAAGAGAATGGCATCAGGTTCTTGGTGTTGAAGTCCCCCACGTTCATCAAACCCCGGAAAGGCAACTGGGACACCATCAGTTCTTTCTTCACTCACATGCTGGGACACACAAGCCAGCAACTTGATGTGTTCTATGGGTGGCTCAGTCAGTCAATGAAGGACCAGCGCAACAATGGCAAGCGGAGGTCCCTATTTTCACCCGCTCAGATGATGCACTTTATTGGTGATGCCAACTCAGGTAAAACCCTCTTGCTCAAGTTCATCCTGCCACAGTGTTTTGGCAACCGTTCTGCCGATGCGGACGCACTCTTTGAAGACCGGGGTGCAGCGTTCAACTCTGACATGTTTCAAAGTGAACTGCTCTACTTGGATGACTCAGATGTGTTGCAGACGGATCATAAGTTCAGGGCCAAGTTTGGCGAGCGCATCAAGTCCTTCACAGTGGGTGCCGGGGGAAGCTACCACCAGAAGTTTGGTGATAAGGTCCCGGTGGCACCGTGGTGGCGTTTTGTCCGCATGATGAATGCTGAGCCTGCCACTATTGCAACGCTCCCGCCACTTGAGGATGGCATTGCAGACAAGTTGATCCTGCTTCGCACTCAGAGCATGGATGGTGGACCCATTGACAACACATCCCCCGGATGGTTTGAACCTGTCCAGAAAGCAATTGCTCTTGAGCTTCCTGCATTCATTCAATTTCTGCTAGAAGAGTATCACATACCTGACAGCATCACAGACCCGTCAAAGCGATATGCCGTCAAGAGCTACCACAACCATGCAGTCATCTCAATGATTGCAGAGGACTCACCAGAGGCTTACCTCATCCACAAGGTGGACACTGATGCATCGTCAGCGATGTTCTATCCGGCATTTGATGACGGTGGTGGACTCCCTGAGCCATGGGAGGGCACAGCCAATGAGCTTTACACACTGCTTGCCGACTCTGGCAGTAGGAACGCACAGGACAGATTCCGCAAGACATGCCCAAGCCCCAAGGTGTTGGCATCGCAGTTGCGGAGTGTCTTGAAGGACTACCCTGAGCGCATCATCTACAGTGGTGCCACTGACAAACCACTCAACCCGGTCAAACGTGCCGGAAGTTTCTATTGGCAGATCAGACCAAGAGGATTTGGCCGGGTAGTCACTGAGACTGATTGCTTTTAATGAACACCCCCATGAACAACACCCGCGCATTTGCATCAATCTGCCAGTCCTGCAAAGAAATCCAAGTGGCATACACCACAGATGGCAGAGTCAAATCTATCCGACGAAACTGCAACGTGTGTGACACGCCAATCCTGCTCTTTCGACACAAGCATTTAGACCACCAGTTTAAGAGACCAAAGGTATGAACGCCTATGCGATGCCGCCCGAAGGGTCGGAATCCGCTCATTGTTCTGAGAATCAACCCGAATAACCCCACGATTATGGATAACCACCAAATTGAAAAACTAATGCACGGTCTAAGCCAAATGGAGACCGACCCAGAC